GAGGTAACTGCTACTCTCGTCACCAAAAACGTACCACTACGTTACGAAGTACGGCCAAGATGAATCAGATGCCTTCACGGTAGGGCGGTTGGTTCACCTGATGGCTCTGGAGCCGCACCGGATGCAGGAATACGACATTATCGATGTACAGAGCAAGAACACGAATATGTGGAAGGACGCTAAAGCAAAAGGCGGACAAATCATAACTAGAAAAGAATACAACGAAGCCCGTAGGATTGCAGATGCCCTGCTACGCAACGAACACGTATTAGGTTACATTCAGGGATGCGAGTTTGAGGTTCCTGCCGTTGGTGTTATTGAGGGACTACCCTTCCGTGCAAAGGCAGACATTCTTGGGGATGGATTCCTTGCAGACCTGAAGACCACAACCGACCTCCGTGCGTTTCCTTATAGCGCCAAGAAGTACGGATACGACCTCCAGGCGTTTATCTACACCCGGTTGTTCGGAGTGCCGATTGATAAGTTTATCTTTATTGCCGTAGACAAAGCATCTTTGGATATTGGTATCTATACCGTATCACCTGAGTTTGTTGCCGAAGGTGAGCGCAAAGCGCAAGAGGCAATCAAATTATACAAGGAGTTCTTTATGGGCAATGACAACCCAGAGCTTGACAACTATACCATCATCGGTCAACTTTAACGCTTACAATTCGGAATTATGCCGATTAGTCAAATGAAATTTAACAACAAATGACAGACATCACTAAATGCACAGGAGAGGGATGCCCACTCAAACTTCAATGCTACCGATTCACCGCACCAATGGGCAGTTACCAATCAATGTTTGTTGAAGTTCCAAATCGGAACGACAAGTGCGATTACTACTGGCCAGAATTACCCATTCGTATATGAAAGCAATCCTTGAATTTAATCTACCCGAGGAAGAGAACGAGTTTATGGAAGCCGTCAACGGAGGGATGTACAAACACGTCCTTTGGCAGTTAGACCAAAAGTTGCGCTCTAACTTAAAATACGGAGAACTTCCGGACGTAGAGTACAAATGCTACGAAACGATACGTAAAGATTTGTATCGGCTACTTAGTGCCAATAATTTGACAATCGAATGATGTTTTGTATCCAGAGAATCAGTTTAAACCTTAGAAGCAAGATATGAAAACACAAATTCAAGAGCTGATGGCTCTGTATCATATGATTGACGAAATCGGTCAAATCATAGATTCCGAGAATAGCGGCCTGTCCGCAGAGCAAAGGTTGGATGAGATTGAAACAACAATTAGAAATTATTTCAAGAATGACGCCAGTTGAAGAATTGTTCCAGTTGCTTTGGGACACGCCCAAGGATAAGTTCACTTGGTTTACTATTCGTAAACAAATGATTGAGAAAGAGCAAGAGATAATGAAAAAATCTTTCTCCAATGGCTTTAAGTGGTGCTGCGAGCGTGAGTTCACGGATGAAGTATTTGATGATTACAACGAAACCTTTAACGTCAGCGAGAAAATGAAAAGAACACTAATCATTTACAACACAAAAGAGACTACACAAGAAGAAGCAGCACACCTTCTTGATATCCTTAACTGCGATGACTCTACTTTGTGGGACAATGCAGACCATTGCGGAGTACAAGTATTTGAAGTACCAACATTTAAAACCAAATAAAAATGAAACAAGAAGAACCAAGCAACGATATGTGCGAATGCAAAGTACCACAACCACAAATCAAAGTAAGTGAAAATGGAACATATGCTTACTGCACAAAATGTATAAGAACACTTAACACCAACGAGAAATGAAACAAGTACACGACCCTAATAATTTAGCTAACCTAAAATATATAAATAATGGAGAGTTTCATATTGGGCAATGTTACGATACTCACCCAGCAGAGATGATTTATTGTAATAGCTGCGGAGGCTCAGATTTCAAGGTTGGTCAAGGTTCTTGCTTTACCGCTATAAAATGTAAAAAATGCGAATACGAGGTATGTATTCACGATGGATAATCAAAACCTTTAACACCAACGAGAAATGAAAGACCAATTTATGCGGATAGCAATGGCTCGCTTACGAGGCGTCTATCCTTTCAAACCACAACGCAGAGCAGTTGCTGCAAAGATGTGGGTAAGGTTCGTTAACAAGAAGTCCGATAACCAACCTTGCTGGCAGGACGAAGAAGAGGAATTGAATAAGCGAATGAATATCATTGGGCAAAATGGAAATACAGCGGAGGGGTATCTTAAAACCTGCGTTAGTTGTAACCAGGAAAAGGCATTTATAGATTTTCCAAATAATAACGCAAGCCCTGACGGTAAGCATTCATATTGCAAGCTTTGCTCAAATCAAAAAAACAAAGAGTGGAGGGAACTCAATTCTGAAAAAAGAAAGCAGAGTTTAAAAAAATGGAAAGAGTCAAATGCTAATAAGATAAGAGAATATAAAAGAAATCGGAAACCAACCCAAAAAGAAATAGAGGGTAAAAATCGCTGGATTAAAGAAAATGCCGAAAAATTAAAACAGTATCAAAAGGAATACAAGAAAAAAAACAAGAAACGTTTAACCGAACTTGAAGCCAACCGAAAACAATCCCAGCCCGTTTATAGAGCTATTTGTAATTTGCGCTCAAGAGTTAGTGATTTTTGTAAATCAATATCTCAAAATAGAAATTTAAGCGCAACAAAGTCAATAGGATTGAATCGTGAAGATTTTAAGAAACATATAGAATCAAAGTTTCAGGAGGGTATGACTTGGGAGAATTACGGACAATGGCACGTTGACCACATTAAACCACTTTCGTTAGCAACAACCGAGATAGAGGTAATGGAATTAAACCACTACACCAACCTCCAACCATTGTGGGCAGTTGAGAACTTAAAGAAATCAAACAAGTATGAAAAATCACACTAAGGTCTACTTAAAGGCAATGGGATTGTCTGCTTTAGAATTTATCCCTTGTGAAGTCTGCAACAGGCGAGCCGTAGACATCCATCACATTGAACCTCGTGGTATGGGCGGTAGTAAACTTATGGACACCCCAGAGAACTTAATGGCTCTGTGTCGGGAATGTCACCACGAAGCAGACTTTGGTGTTGAATTGTCAAAAGATTTCCTTAGGTTTGTACACCTAAAAAAGTTAAACGGATGACAACCATCAACTCACTCTCCGGGGGCAAGACCTCCTCTTACATTGCGGCAAACTACCCGGCAGACGTTGAGTTGTTTTCTTTGGTTCGCACTTCCGACATTGAATGCAAGTTCCCGGACGATAAGGTTAGGCAAATGGTATCCGACCGAATTGGACAAGAGTTTATTGGTACGTTAGAGCAAGATGCGATTATATACACAATGTTCGACCTTGAACAATTCTTAGGGCGTAAAATCACTTGGATAACGGGGCCAACATTTGACGAAGTAATAATCCAAGGGGTAAAGAAGAACGGAGAGGCATATAAATACCTTCCTAACGTAATGCAACGCTTCTGCACCGTAGAGATGAAGGTTAACCCTATTAAGCGTTGGTGCCACGAGAATACTGAACTACCTGTTGAGATGCGTTTAGGGTTCCGTGCAAACGAGGTGTCTCGTGCCGCAAAGATGATAGAGCGCAGAAGGGATGATGGGTTGGAGTGGGACAAGTTTTCTATCAGTAAGAACGAGAACGGCCGCAACAAATGGAAAGAGCTTCCGTATCGTTTAACACGATTCCCTTTGATTGATGATAGAATCTTTAAGGATAAGATAGAAAGCTTTTGGGTAGGTAAGCCAGTTCGGTTTGCGTATATGAATAACTGCGTAGGTTGCTTTCACAGAAATGAAATCTTGCTCAAGCATATGAGCGACAAGGAGCCAACGAAGTTTAATTGGTTTGCAAAGCAAGAAACGGACAAAGCAAGATTCAAGAAAGAAATATCCTACGAGGCAATCAAACGTCACCGCTTGCAATTTGATTTATTTGATGATGACTTTAACGAATGTGATTCTGGATACTGCGGACTATGATAACACCTGAACAACAAGCAGAATACCTCGTGAACATCTTTATGTTCTCAAACGAGCCGGTAAAATGCGCTATGGTATTTGCCGAAGAGATGTGGAATGAGACGGAAGGAACCTTTTGGCTCGAAGTAATAAACGAACTCGAACAATGATACACATAATAACACCGTGTTCCCGACCGGAGAACCTTTCAACAATCAAGGCAACCATCCCGGAGGATTGCACGTGGACGGTAGTCGTTGACGAGAAAGCAACAGGACATTTCCCAAATGGAATTACTTACTTGCGTCCTAACGTCTCCGGTAGTTGGGGACACCCGCTAAGGAATGTAGGAATGGAGTTTATCCTTGCGCTAAAGGCCAAGAGAGGCGATTACATCTACTTTCTTGATGATGACAATATAATTCACCCTGATTGGTACGAAGGCGTTAAAAACGAATCATATCCGTTCATCACTTGGGGACAGGTATTCAAGAACGGCCAACCAAGACTCCACCCAACAAAAGAGCCACGAGTGGGTACGGTAGACACGGCATCGTTTATGGTTCGGTGCGATGCAATCGGGGAAGTTAGATTCGGCAACGAATACGAGGCAGATGGGCTATTCGCTCAGCAGATGGCAAAATGGAATACCAAGACACTCGATGCCTATCTTTGTTACTACAACTACCTACGATGAAACAAACCCACGAGATAGATGGCTGGTTTAACCACCACGGTGCCTATGACTTTTTGTTGAGCAAGGTTCCAACCGGTGGCACATTCGTTGAGCTTGGCGCTTGGCTTGGCAAGTCCTCCTCGTATCTGTGCGACAAAGCAACAGGCCAACAAATAATCATTATAGATTCTTTTAAGGGAACACAAGAATACATTGACTCTTATTATAACCTTGCCAAGACCGCAGATATCTACGAGCTATTCGTTGAGAATATGGGTAGCCGCAAATACAAAGCGATTAAAGCAACATCCAAAGCAGCATCACGCAAATTCAAAGACGAATCATTAGACGTGGTGTTTATAGACCTTAACCACTCTTACGAATCAGTAAAGGAAGATATTGCCCTATGGCTGCCAAAGGTTAAGAAGGGTGGATATTTAGCAGGAGACGATTACCACGAGAACTGGCCAGGTGTTATCCAAGCCGTAAACGAGATGCTAAACGGGTTCACCGTAATTGATGATGCTTTTATATTTCAAAAATGAAGATACTCTGCATAGGCGACCCGGACTCCGGGGTAGTGTACCACCGCATCTATAAGCCCTTCACTCTGTTAAAGGAGAAAGGGCTTTTGGACTTTCAGATAATCAACTACAAGCAACCCATCCCCGAAGCCGATTGGGAAGGAGTCACGCACGTTATCTTTTCTCGTGCGCTTCCGTTCACCGGGGAATCCTTTGCCAACTTCTTTGCGATTTGCAAAGCAACAGGCAAAAAAGTAATTATAGACAATGACGATTGGTGGCACCTTGCATTAGACCACCCTTCAAAAGCAACATACGATAAAGCAAACTTATCAGGGAGGATTGTAAACTCTATGTACTTTGCAGATGAGGTATGGACAACCCAAAAGTATTTAGCAGATAAGATTAAGAAGGTAAACCGTAACGTACATATCATCCCAAACGGATTAGACCCCGCAGACCCGCAATGGCAAATAACCCGTCAGGAATCAGACGAGGTACGCTTTGGTTACGTAGCCGGTATATCCCACCTTCCCGACCTTATCCAAAACAAGATAGACCTTTCACCGTATGAATCCTATGTTGCTGACATTGGTGGTTACCCACAAGCTGCAAAAGCAAGATTCGCATTACAAACACAATCCCCTAACGAATACGGAAAACTCTACCAGGCATTTGACGTTGCCCTTGCTCCATTAATCCCAAGTGAGTTCAATCGGTGTAAGTCAAATCTAAAGATGGTAGAAGCAGGGTTTGCCGGTTGTGCGTTAATTGTAAGTGATGTAGCACCGTACTCGCAACATCTAAACAAAAACAATTGCATCGCAGTAAAGCATAAAGGAGATTGGGCAGCTGCTATCAAGTACCTACACGAGAACCCAAACAAAGCCGGTGACATCGCTTTAACACTTCACGAAGAGATGACCACCAACTTCAACATTCACGACTTCAACGACATCCGTTTTGAACGGTTGCAAAAAATGCAACAACTGCGTTAATTATTTAAGTAATAAAATCAAATATGCCAAAAGGAAATCCAAACCTCGTCAAGGG